TATTACTCCATCAAGTTCTTCTGCTTTATTTTTGATATCATCTATAGAAGCAAAATCTTTATATGGATTGTCCTCTATAGGTTTTTGCGGTATGATATCATCTTGTTTTTGCTTTAATTGTTGTTGGAGTTGTGCTAATTGTTCCTCTGCAGCTTTGCGTTTAGCAGTTAATTCTCCGAATCTTGCTACTGCTCTACTGCCCAACTTTTCTGCTAGTTCCCTTAAATCTTGTTCAGACATTTCGTCTAAATCGTACTGTGAAAGAACATCGTCATTAGACGTAGGTTTTGTTTCTTGTTCCTCTTGAGTTTGCTCTACAGCCTCCTCTTTTGGTTCTTCTGTTGCCTCTACCTCTGTTCCCGTAACCTCTTCCTCTTCACTAGTAGGCGAATTTTGCACCTCTTCTAATGGTTGTGGTTGAAGTTGTTTTAACCTTCTATTGGTAAAATCACCAATTGTTAAGTTGTTTCCGCTGTCATTTTCTTTTAGAGCTGCAGCGACTGCTCCTTTAATTTCATCTGTCATAATTTGTCCACTTTCTTACGCCAAGCGATAGCGATAAATAGATTATAACATACTAACCAAATCTCTTTTCGAGCACTCGGTAATTAACCAATTGTAATATTTGGTCGTAGGTTAAAATTTGCCCACTAATTTGTTGTATTTTTTCAACAGGAGCGTTGTGAAGCTCTGTTATAGCCTCTTCTCTTAAATCTCTTATAGTTCTAACAAAAACCCCAAAACTTTCGTGATTTGATAATGCCTGTAATGCTTCTTCTAAACTCATAAATATTGTTTATCTAATTCTTCTCTTGTTGCTATTGGTATATATAATTCATTCGGTCCTGCAGCAGGTGCTAACGGCAATTCATTTACCTTCATATATACAATTCCTTTTTCTCTGTTCTTTTTACCTGACCTAAAAAAATCTTTTTGCATAGTGTCGTAAGTATATACAGGGTCATTAAATAATTTTGCATCTTGTATTCTTTTACTAGCAGTCCCACCATTATACCTAAATATTTCTTCACCACCATCTGTAGCATCACCGTACAAACTATCTCTAAAATATTTAATTTGCGACTCAGCAGAGTCTTTCATAGTATTTCTTTGAAGGTATTGTCTGTAATGTATTTTTTTATTTGGTGTAAGTTTTCCTTCTAAGTCTTTAAAATAACCTGATTCATATTGAAATAACCCATACGCACCATCTTTTCTACCTCTTTGAGACGTAGTGTAATCATAAGTACCATCGGTTTCCCTACCAATATGACCCATAATAGCTACTTGTTCTGCAGGGTTGTCAGGAAAATACTTTGTTACTAATTTTAAAACTTCATTATAGTTTTTAGAATTAGTTTTTGTTATTTTTTTTAAACTATTTTCAAAATTAGTTGTAGTATCTAAATCCATTAAAGTTGTTGTGTCTTCACTCCACCCATTTGTGCAGGTTGTGTACCAATCTTTCCAATCTCAGCATTTTGCATTTGTTGCATTTGGAATGTGTACTGACTTGCATATTTTTCTATTCTAGCCTTGAAGGCTTCATCTGCTTGCAATCTTTGTGCTACATCTGGTTGTGACGCATATTGCTGTAGTATCTGCAATGCCACTTGTGCTCCGTTAGGTTGAGCGGGCATTTCGATTCCAGCAAATATCTTAGACAAATCATCTGTAACTTTTTTAACTACTTCTTGTTGTGACGCTTCTATAGGTTGTAATATGGAGTCAGCCAACACAGGGTCAATTGAATTAGCTATAACTGTTAACAAATTATCTACATTTATTCTACCGCTCCTATCCATTGCTGTAAGTTGTGATAGTTGTGCTAATTTTTTCTCTTGTGTTTCAGGGTCAGTATTAAGCACGTCGTATGATATCACCACATCAAAGTTTTCGTCAGGGTTGCCCTTATCAAACATTTGTGGGTCAGGTACGCCTGAAACCCTAAAAAATGTTTGGTCAGAACCAAAACGTTGAAAACATCTAAATGCTAATTTAACAACTTCTGCTGTGTGGTTAAGAAACTTATTTACTAAAAATTGTTGTTTTAATTGACTTAACGCATCTTGGTCGAGTCCCATTAGCTTATCAGCTTGCCCCTGAAGAGTAGTTTCTATTTCTACGCTTCCTGTAGGCAATGGTGGTGTTGGACCAAAAGTAATTTCATCTTTTCTTCTGTATGGTATATATCTCGCAGGACCATAGTCTGTTGGTGCTTGACCAATTGGGTGCATTATAGGTGGCAATGTAGCTAAACTATTCCTGTCTACCCTAGAATCTCTTTCAACCTTAACTTGATTTTGTATACCTCTGAGCAAGTCAGGGGCAGTAATACTATCATATAATCTTTTTGAATCTTCAGAAAACTTAGTTACAATAACAGGATAATCTTCGTATCCGTTGAGCAACTCAAATAAAGCATATGGCTTTACCTCATCATTACCCTTGAAGTCTTTATGGAATATGGTGTAGTATATACCTTCTGAGCCATCTTCTTGGTCTATTAATCTTTGGTATCCACATATGAGCTCAATTAAATCTTCTGCTTTGTATCCGTAATCTGAAAGCATATCACTTCGGTTGCCTTCTTGTTGTCTTTCAATGTCGTATGTGTCAGTACCCCTGTAGTTTTCTATCATCTCTGCTACGAAGTTTTCGTCCCAACCATCTGTTTTTACTTTTTGTTCGAGTTCCTGTGGTGTGTAGTAATGCCTAGAAAAACAATATGGTGCTTTCTGTGGGTCTGTTACATAAGATGGAAAAAAGAAATCAAAGTCAGGAGCTTGTGTAGTTACGGTTGGTGCATTGACTTGTCGTCGCACTAGTGGTAACATAGCTTCCCCGGTCTTCTTTAAATCTTTCATTGCAGCTTTAGCACGTTTCTTTGATAGAGATGGAAATATTTGAGATAGTAATGTTAGAAACTCGTCTTCATACAATCCCTCTTTTATCATTTCACTTATAGATGGGTCTATTTGTGCTATCTGCTCTAACGTAAGTTTCTGTAAAAACTTTCTATCTTCTCTTTGCCACCCCACGTGTGTAATCAATATACCACGCTCTAATAAATAGTTAGCACCCAATTCCATTTCTTTTTCAAAACGATTAATATAACCTGATGTTATAAACCATTTTAAAAAACTAGATACTACCTTAGAACGAGCAATGTCGCCTACCTCTACAGGAAAAGCTCTAATGTTCGACCTAGACAAAGCAGACATCAAAAGTGCAACCAAACGTTGTATTCTTTCGTCAATGACGTGTGCTTCCATATCGGACGCACCTTCCCAAGGAAACGAGTCTGCTCCGTGTTTTCTGTGGTCACGACTTTTGCCCGCCCAATGATTTCTTCGATTGTCATAAGAATCTCTGCATAAATCAAAATAAGGCTCTAATTCAAGCACAGTAGATTCGTATGCTTTTCTTAGATAATTGACGCTTGGTTCTTTTTTGACATAAGTTAACTCTTCAGTAATGTCTTGTTCTGCCATATTTTAATATTGTATCACGGTAATCAATAGATTTTTGGTTTTACTGTTTCGTAAGTCTCATCATCTATTTGTTTAATGTCAACAAATCTTCCTTTGTAATTTCCTCCAACTTGTATTCGATTTAATCTAACCTTAACTACACCAAATTTTTCTGGTATGTGTACCATCATAAATTTTGGGTTAGGGCACATATTTCGTACTCTTCCCCTGTATACTGATGTTTCTACATTTTTTATTGGTATGTTTGCTTCAAGTGTTTCTTGACCCATTTCATCTATCCAAGTATTTTTACCTCGTCCCGTAATATTTTCCTCTTTCAGAAGGTGTGTCGCAAAAGTCATCAATTCATCAAATGTAATATTGAAGTCTTTTGCTAACTGTGTTGCTCGTAATTTAGCCACGTTAATAACCTCCCTTTGTTGTTCTAGTTGTTTGTAAGTCCCTTGATTTAATGTGTTTAGGACCTTCGCCACAATTTGACATTCTTAAATATCTAATAACGTCAAAAAAATCTTTGAGTGCCTCATCTGCTTTTCCGTTTGAACCATAGTTAATTAATGATTCTATGAGGTTCTGACACTCTTCGTGTATATAGCATTGAGGTTTATTTGCTGAATCTATCTCTAGGTTTGGATTATAATTAAACCACTCGTCTAAAGCATTTATACCCATCTCTTCATTGCGACCATCACTAGCCATAAAGACCATACCGAAGTCATCAAAAGATGTAAACAAGTCTTCATTGTTTTCGTTTTCTTTTGCAAAGAACCTAGAGTCACCTATTCTTTCAAATATTTTTATTTGGAGCTCATCCTCAATCTCTTTGAACATATTAGCGTAACCCTCTACGTTTAACCCTATCTTCTTAGACGCTGGTCCGTATCTCCACTTTGGGTCTCCAAATAGAGCCCACTCACCGTACGTAGCCCGGTCAGGAAACTCTTTACGTATATAGATGATATCATCTTCATCTACTGCTGCCCATATTGCAGTATAGTTTCTAGCACCTGCTGGGTCTACTACCATATAACAAGTAAATCTATCTGTCTCGCTAATATCAGGAAAAGTCATACCATACCTGTTTGGTGTATCTCCTAATACATTAACCTCTGTGTTAAATAGAGGTAAAAGTGTAGTCATTGACTTAACTGGCACACCATATGCTCTAACTAGTATTTCTTCTTTTGGTCTGCCCTCTAGGTCTTTTGCTATACGTTCGTAACCACCAAATGGATTTTCATCTGTGTGCATATAAACAATAGAAGCATCTCTTGCTGGGCTGTATTGTTTTATAGGCAAAGGTTTGTTATCTAACAATATTGCTTGTCTTGTTTCTAGTGTTTGTGCTCCTTTGAGATACTCAGATATAAAAGGCGTGTAACCATCTATCGGTGTAAAACCTATAATAAGTTTTGAGTTACGTGTAGCTAACCTAAACCGTAAGGTGTTTACCAAAGTTGAATCACCTAAGTATTCATCTAACCACGCTCCTATATTCAAAGCCCTTGGGTCTTTGTAGCCAAATTCAAAACCCTCTAGAATTGTTTGGTTATTTGTAAACTGCGTGTAAGTTTTAAAATCTACCCTTGTTTTAGTATCAGGAAAAATGAACGAACTACCAGTAAAACCATTTTGCATCGAATAATTTATATACCCTTCTATACCTTTTGTTTTCTTACGAAACTCTTTGGGCATCATCTCCCATATAGCTGCTTGTTGCACCTTAACAGATGTATCTGCATTTTGAGAGAAGCATACCAAATGACCATTCATATTGCTGATTACGCTTTGCATTATTATTTTGGCACACCCTGTTGTCTTACCACTACGATTACCACCTAGTGTTAAACATTCATTTTGTTCTTTGAGGCTAACTCTTATCCTATCCCATCCTATGAGGTCGAAACCATACTTTAATGGGTCTTCTTGTGCTGCTTTAATACGTCCCTCGTGGGCATCGTGTAGTTGTTTGAGTAAAT